GAATCCTCTAGAATATCATCAAGATCCTTAACTCCAGTAGTATAAGGCAGTCTATCGACGAAATTGCTCAGCAGCGATGCAAAGCCAGGACGAATTGCGGCTACATACGCAGAAAGCTCTGCAAGATTGCGCGGTTTATACTTCTTTAGAATCTGCTTATCATAATCAGAGTCGGCCTGATTGATTGTGGTAGTAATTCCCTTAGCATAAAGATCCCATACTCTATCATCGCAATTTTTAATTAAAGTTGAAATATCATCAATAGGTCTTCCGATTAGCTTATAGACTTCGTTTATAATCTGATACACGACTACGGTTAAGTAATCGTTTTTTAAGAATTTGTAAACATCACAATTATAGCCATCAAGGCAACAACAAGTCACGTCTCCAACTTTAACCAATCCTACAATTTCTGAAATCTTATCATTAGAAAGTAGGAAAGAACAAGGAGAAGGCGCTACACTTTCAACAACGCCACGGAACACCTTGCTATCTTCAATTAGTTGTTTCCATTCGGGATGGTCCTCATAGGCTTCCAAATTCTTTGCAATCTCATCGTATTCAGAAATGTGCATATCATTTGCCTTGCACCAAAGCCTAAATGCAGAAGATTCCTGCAACGGCTTATATGCAATCATATAATAAATGCCATCTTCGCCTAGAATATCTTTACTAGCCTGAATAACAGGTGTGACATCCGCCCAGTTTAGATCTATATCCGGGAGGCTGCGACTGGAGAGAATACGTTCTGCCGACATAAATCTAGTCGGGTAAAGTGTAATTGGTGCGCTAATTCTATCTACTTCTGTTAGTCCTAGAAGCTTATTTACATAGAAGGAAACAGCACTGCCTCGTCCGCTTCTGGTAAGTATCGCACCATATTCTTCGACTGCCTTTTTGACAATGTAATGGTCCAGAATAAAGTAATCCGCCATACCGCAATCTTCTATGATTTTGTATTCATATTTGATCTGCTTGATATATTCCTTCCACTTTTCCTTTGGCACATTATTCTTTTCTTTTGCCCATCCTTCATTGATTAGCTTCTGAAGAACTTTGTTACTGTTACCTTCAGTAATCTTAGGAATCTTAAATTCCTTATCAAGATGAATACCTTCAGAATTATCAAATACCAAAGTATTATTCAGTGCTTCTGTTACTTCTTCTTTGGTTAAAACACCTTGCTCTTCGTATCTCTTATAAATTTCATCAGAGTCAGGATAATCAAGTACAAAACCGCCTTCTTCCTCATATACAATTCCCTTTGCCTTTAGAAACAGATCTCTGTTTTTTGCATCATTAGGATAAATATAATGAGAGTCATTGGCATGGATTAAAGCAACTCCATATTTTCTATGCACATCAAGAATTTTTCTATTATATTCTTTTTGCTTGTCATCCACATGGGCCTGCACTTCTAAGAAAAAATTACTCTTAAAATGATTTCTGACGGGAATCAAAAACTTCTCTTCCCAACCATCCTTAAACATTCGTCCTGCAATACAAGCGGTGGTTACTACTACTTCATCCGCAGGCAATGACAAAAGAAGATTCAGATCAATCCTAGGCTTATAATAGTAACCACTGGTATTAGCGACAGACATAATTTTATTAATTTTTTCTCTTGCGTTTTCGGTCATTGCAACAAGCATAATATGATGCATAGCTCTAGAAGACTTATCATTGATATCATCTACATAATAAGCCTCTACACCATATATACACTTAAGTCCATGCTCATTACACAGAGTATGGGCCTCGAAGATATTCCCTTGATACCCATGCTCTGTTGTAAAATATGTGGTATGCCCCAGTTCTTTTGCACGATTAATGTAATCAATTGGTTTTGAGATACAGTCTAGGGTTCTCAAATTTGAATACATTGTATGTTTGTGATAATTATTATATCTCATCTGTCTGCCCCGTTCTCATTAATTTTGTATTGTTACCTTATCACAAAATTCATCCTTTGTCAAGACATAGATATAATTTCATAATCTTCAATAATAAACTGAGCGGTAGACCTGCCTTGATACCTATTAATACTGCACCTACCTGCAACATTAAGTACAAGTTCGTTAGCTATATATCCATTAGCAAAGTCTAATAGTTCATCATCGTCCTTGCACTTAAATTTACAATATTTAATTCCATTATGCATAAAAGTCACGGAATCTGCATTCGCTCCCATAATTAAACAAGCTCCTAGAGAAACAGGAACATTCTCCAAGACAATCATAGGCTCTTCAATTCCATTTCCGTAAATCCATTTACTGTTATCAATGGCCTGAATGAAATCCGCCTCAATATCATCAGCGTCAAGCACAAAATCACAATAAATAGTATCGTCATATTCAATGTTTTCAAGCGCTTCATTCAGTGCATCGCGAGCTTCTAAAAGATTTTCTTCATCGATTTCCGTTCCGAACGCATTAGAGTGGCCCATATTCCAATTAAAAAGCTTTGTAGAATCTAGTAACGCCTTTAAATCTTTAACGGGAGACTTATTGCAATTCCTACAGCTGCCACCGAAAATCCCCTTAGAATATTCCCTTAAAAGAATACAAGGTTTGCCTGCCCAATCAGCCAAACGCATTGCTGCCAATCCAATTATACCCGGATCTGCATCATCAGGTGCAGCCATCATAAGAATTTTATCTTCTGGATTAATATCGGCCTTAAGCTCGTCGCACAATTCATCTCTCATTTTATCTTGCCTAGATTTTGCGTTTTTACATAGCCTTGCTGCGCGAGTATAAATATCTTCGCTTATAACCTCACTACTACCTCGTTTCTTATATGGGAATACTTCGTCCGTTTCAATAAAAGCTCTAAATAATAGATCTCGATCTTCATAGCTTCCAATACGAATCATTCCGTTACAAATAGGGGTCCAGTACCATGAGATGTTATGAATATTAATTTCGCCTTTTGTGCTAAATTCTTGTGCTTTGTCGAGCGCTTTAAGAAATTTATTATTAATGTGCCTCATTCCGGTCTCGATATAATAGCGAGTCTGATGGTTCTTAATTGACATAACGTCGGAAATATTTCCAAAAGCAACTAGATCTAAAAAGTCATTTGCATAATCATATAATAGATAATCATCGAGCGCTCTTAAGAATTCATACACGATGCCTACACCTGAAAAATCTTTACAAGTATAATTATCACTAGACTGATTATTAACAATAATTGCTTTGCATTCTTCTGCTCGATCTTCGACTTGATGGTGGTCCAAACAAATGCAATCAATTCCATTCTGAATTAGTTCATTAAGTTCTTTAACATCATTAGAACCTGCATCTGGAATGATAAGTAATCGAGTTCCTTTCGGAATCTTGAAATCTCCATTGTTCATTTTACTAAGACCGTGTGATTTATTGTTATTATGTATGATATATTGCACGGGATAATTCGGGTTTAACCTTTTAATATAATTGTACATAGCTGCCGCACTTGTATAGCCGTCAGGGATCGCAGTCTACTAAAACTGCGATATCATCACCCCTTTCGAAATGCTTATCAAAGCACTTGACTGCATCTTCAATATTGTTTAGATTTTCATATTCGTTACAACATGAAGAATTAAGATTTAAATATCCTTCTGGATCTTCAATTCCACGATTCAAAAGCACAGTTTCTATTACCTGCGTCGTGTCATTTAGCGAATTTTCATATAATCTGTACTTCATTTGTATCCTCCAATTCATTTTGTATTGTTAATTGCAATTTATCCCAATCTTCCTTAAACATCCATCTATAGCCGCCTGCAAATTCTTTTCTTTTATGACAACAGGCACTAATATTTTTACGGTTTATCTTTGTTTTCTTTTCAGCTTCTTGTAAGCTATTATAAGTATTCACTAGTTCATTATTTGTCGCAATTTGAAAAACCACTTTTTTATTATTGCCAGTATACTTATTATAATAATTTTTTATTACTCCTTGCTCGTAATCTTTTTTATATTCCCAAACAAATCCTCCAGCAGACGCATTATTGTCATAATTATCACAACACCTATAAATACTTCCATAATTTATTCCTGTTATAAGATAAGCATCATATGCAGACTTATATTCAGCAATATATTCTCCGTCTAATGTTAATTGAATTACTTCATCACCATTACCATAATTAGGGTTTTTATCTCCAGAAAAATCTTTATGATTATCTCTCATTTTTTGTAAAATTTCGTCGCTTAAATTTTCCTTTTTATGAGCTTCTCGATTTTTAGCCTTTGACTCATCAGTATGTTTGCGACCATACATTGGGGTATTCTTAGGGTCAGACATTCGATCTTTAGCTATTACCCTTGCTTTTTCTCTCCTAGTTTCATCTTTCCACACTTCTTTTAATATTGTTCTAATTTTATTTTTTGTTTCTTCGGATACTGCTCTACCTAAGGTCCCTTCTCCTCCATCCGTTTCGTTATATCCAAAAGATGGATTATTATATTTACGACAATTAGACTTATAAATGCTTATTAGTTCGATTTCTTTATTCTTTGCTTCATTTTCCGTAAGTTCACCGGAGATAATAATATGTTCAAAATTATCCCATCCATACTTATTAATCGCTCTATAAAATACAATTTGATTCCTATAATTATAACCATTAATTCCCCATCGCTCTTCTGGTCTTTTGCTTGTAATCCCAATATACACTTTATTATTAATTTTGTTTTTATGCATATAAACGCACCAAATTCTATTATTTAATTCTTCAGTCATAGTTCATTGTCTTCCAATTTATCTATATTTTCAATTTCGTTTTTTAATATATATTCAAATTCTTTTTTTAACCCATCGCAAGGAGCGGCCTTATCATTGAGATCTAAGTTGTATTCCCATTGCCAAAACTTAATCTCCAGTGTCCTCATTTTACAAAATTCACGCAACACATCAATATTTCTCTTGGTATTTTCTAACGGAAGATCCTTATCGAGCATGAATGTCACGGACTTAGGATTAAGCGACATTAAAAGTCTCGCCTGCACAGTACTCAAAGAATTACTGCCAAGTGCAACCGCATTATTATAACCCCACGAATCCAATTTAAGTACACTTTTTTCACTTTCAAACACCAAAATATCTCCTTCATATAATGTGTCATAATTTTCACTAAAACCAAAAAGAGTCTGTGCCATCGGGCCTTGTACTAAAAACAAATATTTTGCTTCATATTCAGACAATTCAAAATTAGCCCTGCCCTTTACCGCCATAATTTCTCCAGTGGCAGTTCTAATTGGTAGGGTTATTCTTTGACTTTCCGTATCATAACCAATATTCCATTTCCGTTGTGTTAAAAGATCAATTCCATCTTTCAACCATGCCAAATTTGGTACATCTTCATACTGTTTTAGAACTTCTTCTGGATACGTCTTAATATCTACACCATCTTTTCGTCTTTGAATATTATTATAGATATCTCCGAACAATCCCACTCTTTTTTTATAATTATATAGAGA